AAGTTATGACACACCTAGAGATATAAGAATGAAAGAATATCCTGGTTCAAAGTTAATTCACGAAACAAATCAATGGTATTCGTGGGGAATGCTTGATGCAGCATCTCATATGACCGAGTTTAACTTTACAACTTCCAACATTCGTAACCAGTTCAATGTGATGGCAGAATATGGATGGAATGAAAATTTGGAAGCAGAGGTTACCTACGAACATTATCTACACGATTATTTAAGAGTATTTGGTGGGGTAAATATAGAAAATGAAACAAAAAATTTTTGGTAACAGATTTAAAAATTATTCTGCCTATAGAGATAAAGTTGCACAAACATCTTTAAAATACATGGAAAATGTAAAAAAATTAGAAAAGATAACAGGCATTCCAATTAGAAAAGAAATGGGTAAAGAACAAAGAGCTTTAAAAAAAATATTAAATGTAGACGGACTACCTCTTGAATTAAGATATAGCATGGACCACTTATATGGCATATCAGAAGCGGTTAGAAATCCTAAAGATAAAGTGTTTGCAAAACAAGTAGCTGAAAATTTAATCGGTGGCACACAACGGCAAAACGTTGCCGCTGGACTTGGAGGTTATTCTGTTAAAAGAAAAGCTTTAATTAATAATATTAATCAAGGCAAAAATGTTACAAAAAGTTTAGCTAGACTAAATGAATTAACAACTGAGGCTTATCCTCAATTTAAAAATTTAAAGCAACCTTACAAAATTGTTGATGGACAATTAACTTTTGCAAAAGGTTTTAAAGGAGAAACTCAACCAGAAAGATTTAAATCTTATTTTCAACAACTAAATAAAACACCTCAAGGTAGAAAATTAATACAAGATCAAGTTGGTGGAATTAGAAACCTTATTAAGACTGTGGACCAATTACCTTCAGGTGCTCAAGGAAAAATATGTAACGCTCTTAAAGCAGGTGGTTTATCGAATACATGTGCAGAAGCTATTAGACAAGATCCAATTAAAACAGCATCAATAGTGGAGCAAGAAACTGCAAGACTTCCAACTAATGTTGGAGGCAAAGCTTTGCAAGCAGCTAGGTTCGTTAAGAATGTTGCAGGACCAGCGGCTATCGCAGGAGAAGTTGGTTTTGAAGGTTTAATGATTGCAGACAAAGCACTTGAAACTGGTATGCCACTTAAGCAAGCTTTTGGTGAATCTATATTAAACCTTGCGTTAGGTCCAAAGTTGAGAGTTGATCTTGAAGCAGAGCGTGCAAAAGAGTTTGCAAAAGGTGAAGACTTTGCTATGGCGGAACGTGGTAGAAGAAAAGCACCTTTTCTAGCACAAGGCGAATATGCCGACAGATTAAGAAGAGAAGCAAGAATTGCAGAGATGCAACAAAAGTTTCCAGGTGTCAGTGAAGATGCATTAAAACAAGAATTATTAAAACAAGACCCAAATATAGATTTAAGTTTATTTCCTGTGAGCGATTTTAAACAAGCAGTAGATGATCAAATAAAAACAGAATACTTTGCAGATAATTTCAGGCAAGAAAAAGCAGGGGGTGGTATTATGAAAATGGCAGGTAAATCATCAGGCCCAGCGCCAGAATCAGGACCCACACCAGATGGACCAGAGGGTTTGTTTTCTGCATTAAAATATGTTAAGAAACCGTAGGAGTTTAAATGGCAGATATAGATAAAGGACTTCCTAACACTCGTACCCAAATTAAAGTTCCGGGCGAAGAGGTCGAGGTAAAGGAAGAAATAAAAGAGCAAGCACCCGTAGAAGTTATTCCTGAAGAGGATGGCGGTGCGACTATAGATTTTGAACCAGGTGCAATTAATATACCTGGCACAGAAAAACATTTTGATAATCTAGCAGATATTTTACCTGAAGATATTTTAGAACCCCTAGGTTCTGAATTAAAAAATAATTATGTTGATTATAAGATGTCTAGAAAAGATTGGGAAAAATCTTACACAGATGGACTTGACCTATTAGGATTTAAATACGAAAATAGAACGGAGCCATTTCAAGGAGCTTCAGGTGCCACGCACCCTGTGCTAGCAGAAGCTGTTACACAGTTTCAAGCTACAGCATACAAAGAGCTATTACCATCAGATGGCCCAGTAAGAACACAGATCTTAGGAGTTAACAATCCTGGAAAGCAGCAACAAGCTGAACGTGTAAAAGATTTCATGAATTATCAAATCATGGATCAGATGACAGAATACGAGCCAGAGTTTGACTCAATGTTATTTCATTTACCTCTTGCAGGATCCACATTTAAAAAAGTTTACTACGATGATTTATTAGGTAGAGCAGTATCTAAATTTGTACCTGCCGATGATTTAATCGTACCTTACACAGCAAACAGTTTAGCAGAAGCTGAAGCTATTATTCACGTTTTAAAAATATCTGAGAATGATTTAAGAAAACAACAAGTAGCAGGTTTCTATGCTGATGTAGAGTTAACATCACCAGGCATGGTTGTTAATGATGAAGTTTCAAAAAAAGAAAAAGAATTAGAAGGCACTAAAAAATCTGGAAAACAAATTCCTATGTATACTCTTCTTGAGTGTCACGTAGATCTAGATTTAGAAGGCTTCGAAGACATTGGTCCAGACGGCGAGCCGACTGGTATCAAGCTACCTTACATCGTAACTGTTGAAGAAGGTAGCGGAACGGTTCTTTCGATAAGAAGGAACTATGCGCCCAATGATCCAAAGAAACAAAGGGTCCAATATTTTGTCCACTTTAAATTTCTGCCAGGACTAGGATTCTACGGATTTGGATTAATACACATGATTGGCGGATTGAGCAGAACTGCAACAGTCGCTCTCCGCCAATTATTAGATGCAGGAACTTTGTCAAACCTACCTGCTGGTTTCAAACAAAGAGGGGTGCGTGTTAGAGATGAGGCTTCTCCAATTCAACCTGGTGAATTCAAAGATGTAGATGCGCCAGGTGGCAATCTACGTGAAGCTTTCTTTCCTCTACCATACAAAGAACCATCAGCTACCCTATTACAGTTAATGGGTATTGTGGTTCAAGCAGGTCAGAGATTCGCGGCTATATCAGAATTACAAACTGGTGAAGGCAACAGTAATGCAGCTGTAGGAACAACGATCGCTCTTCTTGAAAGAGGATCTAAAGTTATGTCTGCAATACACAAGAGATTATACAACTCAATGAGACATGAGTTTAAATTATTATCAAAAGTTATAGCAACTTATCTACCACCAGAATATCCATACGATGTTGTAGGTGGAGCTAGACTTATTAAGCAATTAGATTTTGATGACAGAATAGATATATTACCCGTAGCAGATCCAAATATATTTTCTATGTCACAAAGAATAACACTAGCACAAACACAATTACAGTTAGCTACATCTAATCCACAAATACATAATTTATATTCTGCTTACAGAAACATGTACGAAGCGATTGGAGTTAAAAATATTGATTCAGTTTTACCTCCGCCAGCGCCTGTACAACCTATGGATCCAAGTATGGAACACATTTCTGCTCTTACAGGTAAATCTTTTCAAGCTTTTCCTGGTCAAGATCATAGAGCACACATCACAGCACACTTAAATTTTATGTCTACTAACATTGTTAGAAATAATCCTGCTGTTATGGGTGCAATACAGAAAAATATTTTAGAACATATTAGTTTAATGGCTCAAGAACAGATACAATTAGAGTTCAGAGATGAATTAATACGTCTTCAAGCCTTACAACAATCAGCTCCAGTGGACCCAAGAGCTGCACAAGAGCTACAAGTTATTACACAACGTATAGAATCTAGAAAATCTGTGTTGATTGCAGAGATGACAGAAGATTTTATGAAGGAAGAAAAGAAAATTACATCACAATTTGATTCTGATCCGCTTTTAAAACTAAAAGCAAGAGAAGTTGATCTTAGAGCAATGGAAAATGAACGTAAAAAAGATGCTGATCAAGCTAAAAACGACCTTGATAGAGCAAAATTAATGCAAGCAGCAGATATTGCAGATGAAAAGATGGATCAAAACGAAAAATTAGCTAAATTAAGAGCTGGAGTAAGTCTTGCAAAGGCTGGAAATCCAGGTATAACAGCTATTGAGGTTGAAGAGTAAAAAATAAGGAGCAAAAATGCAAAAATTAGATAAAATTAAGCCGGTTACAGTGCAAGACCAGCAAGTTGAAATAGATCCTAGATCTAAAACAACAGCTGACCAAGCATTTAACTACATTGGCACAGGAAAACCTGAACTTGAAGTTCAAGGTCAAGGCAAAGTGCTGGCTGAAAAGAAAAGAAACTCAAAGGCGTACTAATGGCTTGGTTCAGTCTAGCAAAAATAGCTTTGCAAGCTGGAAGTAAGATATATGCCAACCGTCAAAAGACAAAAATGGCTATGTCAGATGCACAGCTTATGCATGCCGAAAAAATGGCCCGTGGTGAGGAGGCTTACCAGGGCAAATTGCTAGAAGCTAGGCAAAACGACTATAAGGACGAATTTGTACTCGTGATCATCTCGGCCCCCATCGTAGTTTTAATGTGGGCAGTCATGTCAGACGACCCTGAAGCGATGGAAAAGGTCAAATTATTCTTTGAATACTTTCAATCTTTACCATCTTGGTTTACGAACCTATGGATACTTGTAGTTGCGAGTATTTTTGGTATAAAGGGTACACAAATATTTAGAGGAGGCAAAAAATAATGGCTAGTAAATTTTTCAGAAAAGCGTTTGAATTTTTGGGTAAAAAAGGACCTACAATTAAGGGTGTACAACCTACAAAAAGCAAAGCTATTCAAGATAAGATTAAATTAATTAAAAAAGCAGGCAAACTTCAAAAGAAACAAGGCCTGGATACCTATAAAAAAATAGGTGTCGATAAAGTTACAAAAGATATTTACAAAATGGATGTGCCTAAAAGTTTAAGAGAGAAAAAAATGTTCGGCGGCAGAATAAAAAAGAAAAAGCCAGAAACAAAAGAACAAAAATCTATTAAAGAAAAAATTCTACCTAAAAAGAAAAAAGATAGATTAGACGAACTAAGAAAAGAACTTGGTATGAAAAAAGGTGGCAAAGCAAAATTTCCTGATTTAACAGGCGATGGTAAAGTAACTCAAGCTGATATCTTAAAAGGTAGAGGTGTATTTAAAAAAGGTGGAGCTAGTAAATAATGCCAGGTAAAGGTTTATACGCAAACATACATGCTAAAAGAAAACGTGGCGGTAAGATGCGAAAGAAAGGTGCAAAGGGTGCACCAACTGCAGCAAATTTTAAAAGAGCAAAACAAACAGCGAGATCATAATGACTAAACTATGTCCTAGAGGTAAAGCCGCAGCAAAAAGAAAATTTGATGTATACCCAAGCGCATATGCTAACGCCTACGCAAGTAAAATTTGTGCAGGTAAAATCAAAGATCCATCTGGTGTAAAAAGAAAAGATTTTAGAGGACCTAAACCATCAAAAGCTATGGGTGGTAGAATACCTTATGGAAAAGGCGGCGGTGTCTGCAAAAAAGGAATGGGTAGAGCGTACGGAAAGAATTCGTAATGGCTGGTCTAAAAGAATGGTTCAAACAAGATTGGGTTGATATAGGCGCCAAGAAAAAAGGCGGAGGTTTCAAAAAATGTGGAAGAAAATCTGCAAGTGGTTCAAAACGAAAGTATCCAAAGTGCGTGCCT